CATAGAACCACCCAGTACGCCAGAATTTGTAGATGGGGCTTGGGTTCTTCGGTGGCAAGTTCTGGAAAAAACAGCGGAAGAAAAAGCTGCATTTGCAGCAGTTCAAGCCGAAATTGCGGCAGCCGGGCCAGCCGGTGGGTATACTCCATGACCCTACGCGACGCAATCAAAGACAAGCACGAAGCTGCGGAGGCTCACCCCTTCACAGAGTTGTTGCTGTCTGGTCAAATCCCGAAGCAGACCTATGGCGAGTTGCTGTACAACATGACAGCTATCTACTCTGCGCTGGAAAGCCGCATGCGTCAGATTGGCACGTTTAACGACACCCCCGAGATGTTTCGCGCTGAGATCATGGCTCAGGACTTTGATGAGCTTGACCTTGATTCGGTCACGATGCACAAGTCCACACACGACTGTATTGACCGCATTGAAGAAGTCTCAGACCACCAGTTGATGGCGTACTTCTACCTGTACCACATGGCTGACATGTACGGCGGTCAGATGATTAAGAAGCACATCCCCGGCAGCGGCAAGCGGTTCCAATTCACGGATCGCCCTGCGCTAATCGCCAAAATTCGAGAACACCTGACAGACGACTTGGCTGATGAAGCCAACAGAGCGTTTGGATACACGCTGGAGCTATTTGATGAACTCGTCGCCCAGCCCGATCCTCTCGCAGCTTGAAGACTTTGCCGCGTGGCTTGTTGGCCACTTAAACAAATACGAAGCCTACGACGAGGGACACACATTCCCTTGGACAAACCACCTGTGGCGTAGCAAAGCCTTCCGCCGAGCGCATCTTGACATTGTTGACGCCCGAGACAAAAGCAAGATGTACATGATGCATCTATGCATCTTCCCCAATACAAACGACCCCTCGCCAATATTCGGGTTTGACCTTATAGCAGGCCCAAACAAAGTAACCGGCGCATTTCATGATTTCAGCCCTGTAAAGGGCAAAACTGCTCTTGACGTGTGGTTTGCCGACCAAACAGATGTCCTTGAATGGTCAAAAGAACGCACCTTGCCCCCATGGGCAAAAGAGATTTTTAGCCCCAGTATGATCGCTGCGGGAAACATTCAAGACCCCGAAGAACTTAGTGTCCTTATTGACACAGCAAAAGCAAACCTTTTGCATTACTTGAAAGCTATCGGAGAAGTCACAGACAAAGATTTTTCCCCACAACAAAACAAGTATTGCTACAATCAAAAACAGAATCCCCACACACCTAGAGTCATGTCGGCTTTAGGGTTCGAACCGGAGGTAGTGCATGACTTCATTCAGAAGTGTTTGTTTCCAGAGGTTTGAAGAGTGGCTGGAGTTTTATCAAGAAATTTTGGCCGCAATGGCCGAAGTGTATTAACCCCAACCTGTAGTACCAATATGTCTGACTCCCACACCACGTCTGTTGCCTCAACTGTTGCTGAAAAACTTGCAACAACCGCTACTTATGGTGGTTCAGCCAGTGCAGTTTTCTTTGGGTTAAATGCGGCAGAATTTGCTGCTATTGCTGGTGTCGCCATTGCTTTTGCGGGTTTACTTGCCAACATTTGGTTTAAGTACCAACATTTACAAATAGCCAAACAAGACGTCAACGCGGATACAAACAATGGTGACTAAAAAAGCCCCTGCTAAAGCTGCTCCCGCAAAAGCTGCTCCCGCAAAAGTTGCTCCGGTCAAGAGGCGAACGCCTAAGCCGGTAGAGGCAGCCGCCCCTGTCGTGCATGCTCGCAAAAAGCCGGAGTCAAATGCCGACAAGGTAATTGACCTAATTAAATGGGTCGACAATCCTTTCAAGCTCTTTACAGTTATCTTGCTGTCTTTCTTATTTTTTGCAGGCTACTTTGCTTGGGACTCGCGGCAAGTATTATTGCAAGCTATTACGACTTCTAGCCACCAAACAGAATTAAAAGAAACACCAGCCTTGATGCAGATTGCCTTGTCTGTACAAAGAGACCTAGAGGCTGAGACCGTCACGGTTCACAAAGCAAGTCTAGTTGTAAATTCACGCACCACGCTATTTGCATTAACTGCCAAGGGCCATGACAAGACCATGGATGGGGTCAATTCATCTTTGTTCAACAAAGACCCACAGCGCAATCAGGCCATGATCTCCATGCTGGGTGGTGAGGTTTACTGCGACAAGCTAGTGGTCACTGGCAAGAATTCAGATTGGGAAGAAAAGCAAGGCGTGAAGTTTGTCTGCCGTGCAGGCATCCCACCACAAATGGGTGAGTTTGATGGATACATCTCAGTCGGGTTTAAAGAAGCACCAGAAGATGTGACAGAGATCAAGATCAGATTGAATCTGGCATCGACAGAGATGAGTAAATGAAATGGGTAGTGCTGGCGCTGCTTTCAGTCGGGTTACTGGTTTCAGCACAGCAAAAGCAATGTCTGATATCAGACTTTTATGCATTAAGTTGGATTGGCGAACCCACCATGAGGCACATGGAATTGTCTCGGTGGCTGACAACAAACGGGGATAATTGCACTTCTGAACAGCTTTTAGCAATCTGGAACAACTTGGCCGCATGGGCCGGTGTTGCAGACTCTGGTGAACTTAGGGGAAAGTTACTTTACTTTTTTGCAAGGGCAAGAGAAAGGGAGGACAAGAAGTGACCATCGATACCATCAGAATGTTTCCCATGGTCATGCCCTCTGGCTATCCACAGGAATATGACCTAGTTGAGCGCAAGATGCTAAAGCAGCAAGAGATGCAGAACGCGCAACTGGAACAAAAGAGAACCCAGATTGCGATTCAAGACTTGGCCTTTGAGATTTACGCAAAGAATGCAGAGCAAGCGAAACTAAGAATTGAGATATTCCAAAATCGGAAAATAGATTTATACGCATGAAATACATTTTGCTTTTATTGGTGCTGACGGGCTGCAAGGATGTCTATAGATACCCGTGCCAGAATCCTGACAACTTTCATGCAGAGCAGTGCCAAAAGCCAAAGTGCCAATTTACCCAGCAGTGTCCAGAGTATCTAGTCGCACCAATCTTGGAGAAACAAGTCAATGCAAACCAGTCAGAAGCCAAGCCTATCAACTGAAGAATTTGAAGTCAGGGTCTGGGGCTTTGTGGTGGTCTCAGTCACTTTGATTCTTTGCTTCATTGTGGTTGCACTTTTGTACTCAGTGACCTTTGTCACTCAGCCAATCAAATCCATGGCCCCGATTGACCAGGCTTATACAAAGATGCTGAACGACATTGTTTTGCTGATTGTGGGCGGCATTGGTGGGGTTATGACCAAGAGGGCCGTGGGTGCGGCCTCTAAGGCTTTTGGCCAGCAGCCACCCATGCAGACCATGGCCCAGCCAATGTGCCAGCCGATGCAGTATGGCTACAGCAACAATCACGGCTTTACTTCAAGCACCAACGGCATCCCAAGCCAGCCATTTGGCGCCATGCCCACTTGGACCAATCCAGAGCTTGATGAGTCTTGGACTCCTGGGCCACCTCCAACAACGCCACCGGACCATCTTGAGGATGACCATGAGCGTGTGCAGCTGGCAGTCGCTAGACAGGAGTCAGAATAATGTTTGGCATTCCATTCCCCTACTTGGCCTTGGCCATCTGCATTGCTTTGTTTGGAAGTTATCGAAGTGGCTACCACTTTGGCTGGGCAGATCGAGATGCTGAAATGCAAATTGCCATTGCCAAGAAAAACGAAGAGTCACGGGCCAAAGAGCAGGCCATGAGCGAGAAGATAAACATCACTGCAACCCAACTACAGGAAGCCAACAATGCTATCAATCAAAAGACTTCTGCCCTTGATCGTGCCATTCGCGCTGGTCGCGTGCGCCTCCCAACCGCCAGTTGTGTTCAAGCCCCCACAAGTGCCACCATTGCCCCCACAAATAGCAAAGAAACAGGAAGTCAACCTGACAGACAGGCTGACCCAGCTGCTGATGCCGAGCGAGCCACCCTCCAAGCCATTGCCGAAATAGTGGCCCAAGGGGATAAAAACACGGCCCAGCTCAATGCCTGCATTGATGCCTATGAATCTGTAAGGAACTTGGTCAATGATCAACGCTGAACAATTAGCCAAACTGCACATTGGTCCAGAGTGGGCCGATGCACTCAATGCGACATTTGATCGCTTTGAGATTTCAACGCCACTGCGCCAGGCTGCCTTTATTGGCCAGTGTGGCCATGAGTGTGGCAATTTCAGAATACTTGAAGAGAACTTGAACTACAGAGCCGAGGCACTGCAAAAGCTATGGCCAAGGCGCTTTGATGCGGCCAAGGCCCAGATGTGCGCCAAAAACCCAAAGCTCATTGCCAACACTGTCTACAGCAGCCGCATGGGCAACAGGGATGAGGCCAGTGGTGATGGCTACAGATTCCGAGGCCGTGGGTGCATCCAGCTCACAGGGTCAGCCAACTACCACCATGCTGGTCAGGCGCTGGGTGTGGACCTGATCATGCAGCCAGAACTGGTGGCCACGCCCCAGTATGCTGCACTGACTGCCGGATGGTTTTGGGATGTCCAGAAGCTCAACCAGTACGCTGACAGTCAAGACTATAAGACCATGACCAAAAAGATCAATGGCGGGTTTATTGGCCTTGATGACCGGATCAAGCACATCAACCATGCGCTCTCTGTCCTGACATAATTAGCCCATGGCCACCAAACAGCAACAACTTGAAACTCCATCCATACCGAGTCTGGGTTATCCCCCAGATGCGTATGAGCGCAGGAATTTTAACGAGAACAACAGCGCCTTAAACACTTACTTTAGAAAAGTGACATCGGTGCTGGGGTCTCTGTTTGGACCAAGGGGTGGCAAGTTTATGAATAACCCCCATGGGTCTTTTCAAGATTCAACCGACCAAGTGGCTGCCAACACCACCACGGCCTACGCGGTCACATTCAACACCACAGACTTTTCCAATGGCGTGACCATTGCAAGCAGCAGCCGAATCACTGTGGCCGATGCCGGAATCTGGAACTTACAGTTTTCCATTCAGTTTACAAATACGACAAACGCGGCTCAAGATGTGGATGTCTGGTTTCGGGTCAATGGCACAAACGCGGACAACTCAAACAGCCGATTTGGCTTTGCACCTAGAAAAGGTGTTGGAGACCCTTACCACATCGTTGCAGCCATGAATTATTTTTTGAGCTTAAATGCGACCGACTATGTTGAGATAATGTGGAGGCCAACCGATGTCGGTGTCACGATTGAGCAATATGCTGCTGGAACAAGCCCAACAAGGCCGGCAGTGCCATCAGCCATTGTCACAATGAGCTTTGTGTCAAACATTACATAATAAGCACCATGTACATAC